GGTTCATTATAAACGTCTAATCCTGCGTTTGATTTTCTAGGATTATCATAAACAAAACTTCTTAGTTTACTGGGTGCAATCAGCGTATCAATAGATCCTAAGAACTCACACTCAAACTCAATCTTGAATTGTTGTTCAGATGTATTTGCAATCGTTTGTTCTTTCCATATATCATCTCTGCCAGGAACTTCTGACCAGTGAACATCTGTGGGGATATATTCATTCTTACTCTTTTCAGCATCATGCCACATACGGTAGAAATGATTCATACCGTGTGGGGTTGAAACAATAATTACTTTGGTGCTTTTACCAGAAGTAATAGTAGGATAAACAGATGCAAAGAACGAGTCAGCGATGTGATTTGGGACAAACGCGAACTCGTCGAGAAAGAGGATGTTGAACGACATACCTCGGACAGCACTTGCAGACGTAGAAGCTGCCAATATCTTACTGCCATTTTCTAGCTCCAGAGATCCTTTATTCCATGCAATGATACCCTGCTGCATCCACTTGGGTAGGTTCTCATACGCAGTTTGTAATCTTCCGAGCAACTCTCTAGCGGTTGCTGCTTTGTTTGCAAGAATGCCAATGTTTACGCTGTCATTGAATACAGCATAATGCAAAAGGTAAGATACCACTGTAGTGGATTTACCAGTTTGTCGCGGCATCTTGCAGATATTAAATCTATGCTCATGAAAATTATTGATTAGTTTCTCTTGAAAATCATAGGGTTGAAAAGGAACAAGACCCTCATCAAGAGAAACAATCTTTACGTATTTTCTAGCAAAGTATACAGGATCATTTTGACATCGAATAAATTCTTTTACCTGATCCTCTGTAAATTCAATAGGCGTATTCGCCTTTTTTAAATTTGGATTGCCAAGATATACATTATCAACCATAATTTACTCAGCAATTCCAACGTCTAAGGGCTTTATTGATTCTGCTATCTGGATCATTCGCAGTCTTAGCAGATGTCAATCTCTTTTTCATTCCTTTCATTCTGGAACAAAAAGACTTACGACGATTTGCGTCTTTTGAACCTTTCTTAAGTTTAGAAGGTTTTGTTGTTACAGCAGTTTTGAGTTTTGAACCTGGATTCTCTCTACGATAGGCATCAACTGCTTTCTGACTCAAACCGTCAGTCTTATCTTTACGATTGACTTTCTGCCAATCTTCATCAACTTCTGTTTTCTCTCTTTTCTTTTTTGCTGCTGCTTCAGCATCAGTCTTAGGAAGGGACTTGAGTCTTTCGTCACGCAATCTCTTGCTTAGTGATCCACCCATACCACCTGCCATTCCATAGTATTCATCAACTTTTTCCACTTCCTCATTTTTCATCTTCGCTTTCTTCTCATTATCAATGTTGTGATCAACACCACCGTGCTTCAGACGTTGCTTCAATGTAGAAACGCCATACTTGTCTTGCTTATGGCGGACCATACGCTTGTAACGATCAAACTTATCGTTACCTTCTTTGTCATACTTAGATGCTTCCTCTATCTGTGACCCCTCGGAGACCTCAGAAACTCCTCCTGGTGTTGCTGAGTCAGATACAGTAATTTCTTGAGTTGCTCCTCCGTTTTTTTGTCTTTCTTCTGAGACATGGAGGAATGGTTGTCCTGGGACATACTTAGATACCTGAAAAGATTGTACTCTTGCGTCAGGATATACCTTAACTATCTGATCTTGAACATCAGATCGTCTTGGCATTTTTGAGTTGGGGAAAAACATTTTAATGGCATAATATTTTCCTCTCCAATTCAAATAAACATCAACAAGGTTACCATTTTGTGATGGCATTCTAACAGATTCTATCATAGAATCAATATCATATGTATCATCGCAAATGCATGGATTGTGACCACATCTGGGACATACTGTTGCTTCTAACTTTTCTGGTTTGACAACATCAGAAACAACAGCAAAAGTTTCACCATATGCATCTGTCAATTCGATATCTTCTTTTTTAACGCAGCGATTGTAAGTTTTACCGAATAGTTTTTGCGTTCCTACTTTCTTGTAACCAGGCCAGCACTTTTTTGCTTCGCCCAGTTCCTCCCTCCAATTAGAAAAACTTTCTGATTTGTTTCCCCAGTTTGCAGCACCAACTTTACGACACTTGACCAGTGCTCCTGACGCATATGCACTTGGCCAAACAGAATATCTTGATTTGACTTTATGGTAACAGGCATCTTTAGTTCCACTGCCTTTACCCTTTTTGTCTTTTGCCTCAAGTTGGAGTTGCTCTTTTTTCATCTTTCTTTTTGGATCAGTAGAAACATATGTGGGTTTTGCTGCTCCAGTTTTTTGTGGTTGTCCTGGATCAGCAGCCCTTTTTCTTCTTTGAGCAGATTTTCTTTCAGCATCGGTCATTGATGCTCTTTTGGCAGAAGACACACATTTTGGTGTTGACTTCTGACCTGGTTGACGAGCACAGGGTTTTCCTGACACGACTTGAACCCAACCTTTTTTACCACTTTTTGATTTAGATTTACCAAACCAATCACGTAGACCTTCTTCGTTCATTGCCTCAGTTTTCTTTTTCATCGAATTAATGAACTTCCTGTATACTGCTGCCTCTGAGGTTTTACCCATTTCTCTTGCTCTTTGCTCCATGGCAACTGCTGCCTGGATTTTATGAGCATGAGAACGACTTGAGTTTCTTATCTTTGTTACGCTTGCTTTTGCAGTAGCAACATCTTTGAAACCAAGACCGTGAATAGTTCCTTTCGGATTTTCGTCAGTGTATAAATCAGAGTGTTTTTTTGATTTGGCTGGTTGCCCAGGTTTCCTTGGAATTCTGGGATTAGACTCTTCGCTTACTCCACCATTGCCAGCGCCACCATTACCATTAGAAGCACTGCCGTTGACACCATTACCATTTCCGTTGCCATTACCATTTCCATTTTTTCCATTACCGTTACCGTTTCCATTTTTTGGATCACTACGAAGCATACCCCTAGCACCGACATAATAACCGGACGGGATCTTCTTACATTTTTTATCGGTATAACAGTAATACTGTCCAGGAGGACACTTTTTCATAAAGAACAGAGTCTCTTATTATTTAGCAATCATTGAATACTGAACCAACTTTAGAACCTGCTTCTTCACCTATTCTTTGTCCAAGTAAGTTTGCCCATCCTGCTGCTAACCATCCAACATAGGGTATATTCATAACTGCAGGAGCAATCACACCAGTGCTAATTGCTGTTCCTGCCATTGCACCTTGTGACCGTGCTCCAGCGTCCGCCACGATGCACTCTATGTCGCTTGCAGACTTTCCCTCGCCTGCTGCTCCTCCACCAGTGTTTCTAAAACCTTCTGCTGTATATTCGTCTCTTCTATATTCAGTTTTATCTACATCTTTACCACCAAATATACCTTTTTTATTCTCTACCAGATCAAGACTTCTTTCAGATGTTAGGGTCTTAGGATCGTTTGCTTTGTACTCTATAGTATATCCGTCTTTATCTACTTCAACTTTATATGAGGAGTATCTTCCAGATGGAAAGTTTATTGCAGGTGGTTGAACGACTTGTTTCCTACTAACAAGATGACCTAGAATACCAATGTGTGCAACGCCAATGACGGCACCTAAACCAATGGAAGCAATCTTAAGAGGTTTCATTTCAACACCTAGCGAAGTTTACTTTGCTCTCTTTTTTCTCCCTGCACAATGTGCTTTTTGAGAAAACCCTTTTGGGTTTGAGCAATCAATACTGCGCTTGTATTTAGCACTCCATTCTTCTCTGAATTGAGAAAAGTGTTTACGGATACGTTGAATGGTGCTATCGTCCATTAACTTGACGTATTCTTTAGAGGCATATACCATTTGATCTATACTTGGTCCATCACCTTGACTATTTTTGAGTGATACTTTCAGGACTGGATAAATGTTGTTGAATCTATATCTTGCTTCGCCAGTTTCAGCAGGAGTTTGATAATCCTGTGATAATAAATCATCTCCTTGTGGCAACAACGTTTTATCAAATCCTGCGACGGGTCCACTATCAGTTGCTGCTTGTGCAAATCCTCCTTGAGTGTCTGCATCATTAGCATGATTTGTTGGTGTCTCTTCTAGAAACTGTCTAAAACTTTTCATTATCCGTCTAATGCAACAGTAAGACCAAGTGTCATACCTGGCAGTGACTGCCAAGTTGTTCCATCGTAAAATTCTAATTTTGATGTAGTTGAATTGAAGATAATCGCACCTGCAGAGAATGTTCCTGCATCTCTTTGTACTGTTGTATATAGTGGAGGATAAAGTGCAGAAGACGCTCTAATTGTTGAGGCAGTAACAACACCAACAAAGTTAGCATTGCCATTAGCAGTGATTGTAACACCAATACCAGTTCCACCATCATAATCATATCCAACATTGATACCGCTACGTGCAGTGATCAATCCGATGGAATCAACATTTCTCTTTTGATCAGTGGTTAGAATACCGCTGATAGTTACATCACCATTGAAAAATGCATTTGTCGCAGTCAATACACCAACAGACATTCCTGTTGTTGATACGTTGCCTTCGGATAAAACTTCGTCTAAAGTTGTAGATCCCGAAATTGCCGTGCTTGCAATGCCAACCCATTTATTGCCATTATAAATGAGAAGTTTATTAGTTCCAATGCCAGCATCAAAGGTAACATCATCAAGATCTTTGATGAAACCTGCTCCACCACCACCGATAGTGGAAATTTGTTGTTGAATTCTATTGATGAAAAGTCTATAGTGCTTTTCAAGATCTTCAAGGGTTGCAAAGTTTTGATCCATCGGTGTTAATGGATCAACTTGATTTCCTACGGATTCTTTTTCACTTGGAGGTTCATTGAGAAGACCCTCTATGAGTGATTGTTGTTCCTCTCTGATAGTTTTTAC